ATTTTGAATAAATATGAGGAAGCAGGTTTTCTCGTTGAAGATAAGGATTACGAACTGGTCACGCATGTGGATGCAACAGATGCATGGGCGGTTCGGATCCTTGAAGGCCAATTTGTTGAAACAGTAATCCTAATGGGTTCTGTTCGTTTTGAAGAGGATCACTTGAACTTTAATTTTGAAGTTCTCGAAACACCTGATCCTGTTCATGTTACTGAGGATAATGAAGATCTTCAAAAACATGTAGGTGAAATACTTTCTTCCATACTTCTAAAGGGTATGGATGAAGGTTATATTAAAGGCACTGATCGCGAAACCGGAGAAGAGATTGAATTTAAGGATTGAACAAACAATCTTACGCAACTTACTTACCAATGAAAAGTATATGCGTAAGGTTGTTCCATTTGTTAAACCAGAATACTTTGAAGGCCCATATCGGACACTCTTCAAAGAAGCGGGGAAGTTTATTGTCAAGTATAATAGACTTCCAAGTAAGGAAACTTTTTTAGTAGAGTTGAATGAGAACTCTTCTATAACAGGGGATGCGTTTACATCAACCATTGACATCGCACAAACACTGTTCGATGGTGATGAGGTTGATGAAGATTGGTTGTTACAGAACACCGAAAAGTGGTGTCAAGATCGTGCAATCTATAATGCGGTCATGGAGTCGATCACAATCATCGACGGTAAACATGACACATTGACTAAGAACGCCTTACCCAGTTTATTAACAGATGCGCTTGGTGTCGCCTTCGATACCAATGTGGGTCACGATTATATTGACAACGCAGAACAGCGTTTTGAATTCTATCACACAGAGGAAGATCGTACTCCATTTGATCTAGAACTCTTCAACAAAATAACGAAAGGTGGTGTACCTAACAAAACTCTTAATATTGCTCTTGCCGGTACTGGTGTAGGTAAATCCCTATTCATGTGTCACGTTGGTGCGAATGCTTTGGTCGAAGGTAAAAACGTATTGTACATTACCATGGAAATGGCTGAGGAACGTATTGCAGAACGTATTGACGCAAACCTTTTGAATATACCGATTGATCAACTTGATAAGATGTCCAAAGATATGTTTACAACCAAGGTACAAGACCTTGCAAGAAAAACATCTGGTCGTCTTGTTGTCAAAGAGTATCCTACTGGATCCGCACATTCTGGTCACTTCCGAGCACTATTGAATGAGTTGAAACTCAAAAAACAATTTGAACCTGACATTATATTTGTAGACTATTTGAATATATGTGCAAGTTCTAGAATGAAAGGAATGGGTGGTGCTATCAATTCATATACTTACATTAAGGCAATTGCTGAAGAGTTACGAGGTCTTGCAGTCGAGTTCGACGTACCGATCTTTTCTGCAACGCAGACGACTCGCAGTGGTTATTCTAACACGGACGTTGGGCTTGAAGATACATCCGAGTCTTTTGGATTACCCGCTACAGCAGATCTCATGTTCGCACTTATCTCAACAGAAGAACTCGAACAACAAAATCAGATTATGGTCAAACAACTTAAGAACCGTTACAATGATCCTACATATCACAAAAGATTTGTTGTTGGAGTTGACAGATCTCGTATGCGGTTGTTTGATGTTGATGAAACGCAACAGACATTAACTGATGATACTCCGGTCTTTGAAAAGACAGAGGCACAAGAAAAAATGTCCAAATTTAAGGATTTCAAACTATGAGTGTTAGATTAATTTCATACAGTCAAGCCCCTGAGGGGGAATTTATCGGAATGGATACACCCGAAGATCTCATTGCATATGCGGCTCGGGTATCGAACCCTCAAAACCAAATGAACTCTCAGACTGCACCAAAGTTGTTAGAATATCTTATCAAACACAAACACTGGTCACCATTCGAAATGGTGTCCGTTTGTCTGGAAGTTGAAACCACAAGAGATATTGCAAGACAACTTCTAAGACACCGTTCGTTCTCTTTCCAAGAGTTTTCACAACGGTATGCAGATATTCGTACTATCGATAATGATTTTGTGATCCGCGAGGCCAGATTACAAGATCCTAAGAACCGTCAAAACTCTGTGGAGATTGAACAGGATCCGTCCATACAAGACAATATAAAAATGCAAGAATTAATATCAGAATGGCAAAGAAGGCAGGCTGGTGTTATAAATCTTGCGAAAAAGGCATATGAATGGGCAATCGAAAATGGAATCGCAAAAGAACAAGCAAGGGCAGTTTTACCCGAAGGAAATACAAAATCGCGACTATATGTTAACGGAACTGTACGGTCATGGATTCACTACCTTGAACTCCGCATTGGAAACGGTACTCAAAAGGAACACATGGAAATAGCCAAACAAATAGGTAAGGTTATTTCTACAATTTATCCAATTAAGGGGTTGACAGAGATCCCTTAATATGTTATATTCTAAGAGTAAACAGAATCGGAGACTTCTTAATGGCATACTGGACTCACACATCAAACCCTATCGGTGTTTTTGTTGAAAAAGAGGTAGGTAATTATTTTGAGTATTCTGTTAATGATGATCCGCTTTATTATTTTAATAAAGACTTTCAACACAAAATCTGGGTTGGCGATGGTTACCGTTACGGCAATGTCAAAAAGACCGTAGTTGAAATTTGCATTGACGAAGATGAATACGGCTTGCCTGTAACAGAAAAGTGGCACATCAAAAAACATAACCAATATGCAATTTAAAGCTTTACAAGGTTTTAAAAATGTGTTATTGTAAAGTATAACATGAGAGAGGTGATTCGTTATGAAACAGTTTATGGAAAACATCTGGGATGCAACAGAAATCAACGGCATGAAAGTCGTTGACAAACGTGTCACCTACGGTTCTCAACCTGATATTCAGTTCACCGTTCAAGACAAGAACGGTGAATATGATTTCATATCCGCCATGGATATATACAATTTACCCGAAGTGAAGTGGAGTGCATAATGACAAAACCGGAATACGGTTATGAAACCGAAGCAGCGTTCTTTGCACAAGAACACTACAATATTCCTCGTAAGGATTTTGTAAAACTGGCTAAGAAAAGTTTCAAGTCAATGTCACAGTTGGAAACAACAATGCGTGAGTTTGATACTATTCAAAGCGACCTTAGATCATATAATGAATATTTGGAGAGATGATGAAAAAAATAGATTATGCGTTTAATGAAAAAGAACTTCTAGAAGAAATGAAGTCATATATCGATAAGACATATGGCGCACATTACTCGCAAAATAAATACCAGTCGACTCAGATCATCGAAGATATGGGTCACGGTATGGGCTTTTCCTTAGGAAACGTCGTCAAATACTGTCAACGTTATGGCAAGAAAGATGGTTTCAATCGTGATGACTTAAAAAAAGTTATTCACTATGGCATTATTGCACTTGCTATGCACGATAGAAATACTGAATAGTATAAATAAACCAGTAAACGTTATAAGGGTTATATGGACTGGGGGGCAGTACCCCACAGCTCCACCATGGTAACACTGTTTAAAAAGGAATTTGGAAGTTTCGTAATTGCGCATAAAACGAAACAAGGCGCATTGCCGAGGGGTTCCTCAGAACAACATCCCTCACGCTGAACCAAATTCTGGGCTGAGCCAATGGCATCTTCGCATGGAGGTGGGCAGTGTTACTTTGATGGGGCTGAAATAGGATCGACATGTGGTCTAGTTTACGAAACATAACTGCAAACGATAATTTTGCACCATCTGAGTTCGCCCTAGCGGCGTAACCACAGGGGGTACGGTACCACCTAGCAACAGAACGGGCCACCAAACTTTGTTATAACTACGTAGTATAGGAACAAAAAATGAAAAAACTAATGATCGCTGCATTTGCCGCGCTTGGATTTACTGGTAGTGCAATGGCTGCACCACTTGGAAATACAGGCATTAATATTGGTATGGCACTTGACAGCTATTGGGACGTTGATGCGGAATCGTTTCAAAGTACCCTCACGCCAACACTTGGTTACGACTGGTTAGGTTTTAACCTATCAGCCACAACCGACCTAGCAATTGTCAAGAATGACACTATTGTCGCTATGGACATGTTCGACACCTTACCAGTTGTTGATCTAGGTGCATCATACACTTTGGGTTCCGGTCTTGCCGCAACCGCATATGGTGCAATGGAGTTTGATCTCGACGCAACAGAATTCTCTGGTGCAAAAGTCGGTGTTAAGATCGAATTCTAAAAACAAAATCCTTAATTTAAATTAAAGAAGGCGGCCGCTGGTCGCCTTTTTTGCATTCATTTTTTGTATAAATAACTTAGTATAATGAATGAAATGATTTACTGAGAAACGATATGAA